GTGTAGCTGTCGAGGTCTGGCAAGTCGCCGAGATAGTTCTCGGGCTGGCCGTTGACTTGCTGCCATACGCTGTACGGCAAAACGGGATTCTCGGGCGCCTCACCGAACGGCCAGAAGCGCACAGGGGCGGTGCCGAGCACTGCCGTGACCGCGGAACTCGCGGCGACGACCGGGAAGATGGGTGCGAACATTTCAGCTCCTGGCCTTGGCTTTATTGGCCTTCTTGATTGCCCGGGTCAGGGCCTTGTCGTACTGGGTCAGGAACTCATTGGTGATTTCGCTGATATTGTTTTCCATGGCCGGCCGCATGTATGGCTGCGCTCTGGCCTTGGACGTGCCGAGCTCTACCAGCATGGCGTGGGGTGTTGCGCCGCCCGGGCCGGTGTCCGGGTTGCCTGGCTGCAGGTTACGCGTGCTGCCGGTCAATACGCCGATGCGAAAGCCCAGGTCGCCGGTCCGCTTGAACAGCTTGCCGTTCCAGCGCAGGGCTATGTTGTCGGCAATGGTGCGGCCGGTGTCTGCATCGTCGATCCGAAGCGCATTGGCCTTGGCCTTGGCCGCCACTACCTGAGCCGCCTTGCGCAGAGCGAAACGACCGCCCTTGCGCTTGACGTCATAGGTCACTGACTCCAGTTTGCCGATCAGCTCATCCACGCCAGTCAGGCTGAACTCGACGCCATCAGCCATCATTCACCCCGGCAGACACGGCAAGGGTCAGGTATTCCCGCCCGCTATCAGGATCTGGCATCACGCCCTGAATGTTGTAGACGTTGCCTCTGTGCAGGATGCGCATCGATGGCAGAACGCCTTCCCGGTAGCGGATCATGATCCGAGCAGTCAGGGCAGACTGTGTGGCACTTGAGGCTATGAAGTCTTTGACCGATAGCGGCTCAACGGATGCGGGCACCTTGTCCCATACCGTGGCCCAGCCCTGAACCATTTCACCGGTCACAGGATCTTGTGTTGTGCCGGGCGACTGGAAGGTCACGCGGTGGCGAAGTTTGCCGGCTTGCATCAGACACCCATCCCGATGCGTGATTTCCACAGCAGCGACTCGGCACCATTGGGCAGAGCCGATCCAGATGCGCCCACCACCACGTCTTCGCGATTGGTGTAAAGGTGGCCGCAGATCAACAGGCAGGCCGACACAATCGACGGCTTGATGACAATGCCGTCCTGTATTGCCTGTGCGGCAGCCAGCGCACGATCACGTCGAGCCGTAGCGTCAGCAATAGCTTCGGCCTTCACTTCCTGATCAGTGATCGCATCGGCAGCCGTGATCGCAGCCGCATAGGCAGCGCGGGCATCAGCGCGCAGAGTCGGGACAGTTGCCAGAGCAGCGTCAAGCGCAGTCTGATCAACATAGAACCGGCGCTGAATGAACGCGGCCGCATCATCCTCGGCAGCATCCAGGCACCGCTGCACAATGGCCTGATCCTCTGGCTCTGCGTAGGTGTGAGCCATTGCCGATTCGATAGCGATCACGGACATGGTTAGTCAGCCTTCTTTGATGGCTTGGCTTTGGTGGTCGGCTCGTCGCGGACTACCTTGGTTTCGTACACTTCGACAAACGCCTTCACGCCAGATAGCTGTGCGGCGGTTGCCTCGAATTCTTGGTCTTTCTTCACCTGACCCAGTTCGTCATGCAGAAAGGACTTGAGTGCTTTGCATTTCATGCTTGAGCTCCAAAAGCAGGCCGGTGTTACCCGGCCCGCCCGGTTGTGCAGCAATTAAGGCGCGGTGATAGCGCCATACATGATGCCCATCGGACGATCAACGCCCAGGCCGAGACGTTCTTCGGCACGGATAGTCACCAGGTTCTTGGTGAAGTCGTCGTTGACGTAGCCCATTTCAACCACTGCGCCTTGACGCTGGTAGATGATGGCCGAGCCGCGCAGCGAGCCAATCAGGAACTGACCGGCAGGCATGAACGGAGACATCACGACATTGACGCCGAACGGCTGGGTGCCCGCATTGGTGCCGGGAGCGCCGTACAGGTAGGTGCCGCTGCCAGCGCCTTCGCGCAGAACTTCCATGGCAGCCCAGTCAGCCGGGTTGACGATAACGGTGTCGACCACTTCACCCAGGGCCCAGCGGTTGTACTTGGCCTTGTTGATGGACTCGACCAGGTTGGCACCAGAGGTGGGAGTGAATGCCACGAAGTTGCCGGCATTGGTCAGGCCGTTCAGCAGCGGCGTTACACCGGTGCCGAGCAGCAGCTGACGATCAACACGCTGCGCCAGACCATCACGCAGGCGGGTGTCGATGTACGCAGCAACCGCAGGCGCATCAGCCAGCAGCTGGTTGGAGACCTTGATCCAGTGGGCCACGGTCTCGATCTGCACGTTGTAGGGCTCGAACGTGATGTCGGACTCAGGCTTTGCTGCGCCCTCGGCCACTTCTGCCGCGTCGTTGGTCCACGCCAGTTCACGCAGCGAGCTGACCGAGTTGCTGGCCACGGTGATGGTCGGGATCTGCTGGCGAATGGTCAACGGTGCAAAGCTGCCAGGAATCACGCCTTCGCGCTGAACCTCGAACGGCATGTTCGGGCCAGTCACCACGGTGTTCTTGACTTCGATGCGCGCCTTCTCGCGCTGACCAGAGGCCATCGCCTTGAACATTTCGGAGTCAATGAACTCCTGACCTGCAGTCTTGACCTGAGCATCGCCGGCAGCAGGGGTCTGCTTTTGAGCCAGGTCGATCATCTGCTCTTTCAGCGCCTTGTACTGCTCGGACAGAGCATCGATCTTGCCGGTGAGTTCAGTGGATGCCTTGCCGAATTTCTCGACTTCGGCTGTGTGTTCGGCCAGCTTTGCGGACATCTGGTCATGCAGGCCTTTGAGTGCGGTTTCAACCGCCTTAACTTCGTCAGTCATGGGATATTTCCTGTTCAGTGATTACGGGAGTTTGAATTGCTGGATAAGTCCCGCAATCGCTGCGGTTTTGTCTTCTGGTTCAGAATCGCTCTGAGCCAAGGACTTGACGCCGCTTACCAGCGCGGTGGCGTCAGCCCTTGTAAACCCTGCATCACGCAGGATTCGTTCGTAGTCTTTGAGGGTGGCAGCCTCTTCTATCTCGCTCTTGACGCTGCCAATCTGCGCGGCCATATCGGCTGGCGACTCAACAGGGCTGATCTCAATCAGCTCGATCTCTTTCAGTTCGCGCCTGCCGTCGCCCAGCTCGCGGATTTGCACAGGGCGGTATCCGATGGACAGACCAGTGACCGAGCCATGCTTGAGCGACGCATAAACATCCTCGGCAACGGAGTGTCCGGGGGTCAGCTCGCCCTCGACGTAAAGTCCCTTTTCATCCTCTTGGATCAGCGACCACTTACCAATCACTGGGCCGTGATGGTTCCAGCGCATCTGGATTGGGCGCTCACGCTTTTTGATGGTCTTCTTGTAGGCACCCGGCAGGATGGTGTCGCCGTAGCTGTCCACGCCACCGAAGACCGAGGCATAGCCGCTGAACTTACGGGCGCCGTCCTCTTCGTCGAATTTCAGTTCGACATTGTTCAGATCAAGATTCTTGCGTTCCATTGGTTACCTCGACGGGCTTCTGCCCAGCTTGTTGAATAGGGATCATTGCGCCCTGGATGAGCAGCTGATCACCGCCAGGCAATGCCGGCTTGCCTTCGCTAATCCGCGCCTCGTTGGGTGTGCACTGCCCGGAGTTGATGGCTTCGCGGTTGGCCTGCATGCGGGTCAACAGATCAGCACGCAGCAGCGCCGCATCGAAGTCGAACTCGCACTCGTACAGGGCGCCGTCCTCGTAGCTCATCAGCCAGCGCGGAACGGATGCCTCGAACTTCTCCAGGTAGGGGCGCAGGTTCAGCTTGTAGAAGGCGCTCAGGATCTCGTAGACGTTGGAGCCCAGCGAAGACTGGCCGAAGGTCTGGTTCAGCAAGATGGATGGCACGCCAAAGAAGCGGCCGATGTCCTCGATCTGGAACCGGCGAGAGTCGAGCAGCTCGATGTCCTTTGGCGCCATGCTGACCTGCTGGTACTGCATGCCCGCTTCGAGCACAAACAGCCGGTCGTCGTTGCCTTCTTCCAGTCCAGCGAACGCGGCGCGTACTTGGGTGCGCTGCTCTTTGGTCAGGGTCTTGTCGATGGTCAGCACGCCGGATGGCTTGGCGCCGTTGCTGTAGATCTTGCCGACCCGGTTATCTGCAGCAATGGCAATGCCCACGCTCTTGGCGGCGTAGCTCAGCGGCGACAATCCGACAATGCCGTTACCCAGCAGCTTGACGTGCCACATGGACTCCGCGCTGTAGACGTTGACCTTGGAGCCGGTCGTGTATACGTGCACCACTGAGCCATCAGGCAGCAGGCTGGTCTCGACCTGCGAAGACGAGATCGGCAGCAGGCCGATGATCTCGGTGCCCATGCGCTGAATGACTGCGTAGGCGTTGCCGCTGATCGCCAGGTTTAGCGCCATGCTTTCCCAGAACTCAACGTCCGTCTGGTAGCGGTTCGGCTTGCGGGTCAGGACTCTATGCAGCGGATGGTCGGTGGCGATCTCACGGCCCTGCGGTGTGATTCGGTAGATATTGAACGGCATGGAGCCGATCGATTCGGATATCAGCTTGACCGCCGCCCACACTGCGCTGACCTGCATGGCGCTATCGAAGTTGACCTCGGCAGCAGGCGTGGTGCCAGTACCGCCAGGCATGCCAGACTGGATACCGTCATCACGCGGCGGCGCACCGGGCGCCCGGAAGAATCCGCGCAACGCGTAGAATAGTCCCATGTTCAGAGCACCAGTGGGTCGTTGAGGAATGAGTCAATGTCGATCATGTCTGTCTCTTCTTGGCCCACGGCTGCCAGCGCCATTGCCAGGGCGACCATGCCGTCGATGCGGCCAGTTGTTTTTGCCTTGGTGAACTTGCGCCCGCCTGCCGGGACACTCACGGCTACCGCGTTGGCGGCGCACATGGTCAGCACCGGATGATTGCCGTGTCGTAACTTGCGTGACAGGAGCCGTGACTCAAGCTCGCGCAGTGCTGGCGACATGTCCTTGAAGCCCTGCCCGAACTCGACAAACCGCTCAAGCTCTTCTTCGGTGAATCCGGCACGCTCCAGCCAGGGCCGAAGGTGGCGCATGTTGTAGCGGTCGAAGTTCAGCCGCAGCACGTCGAAGTTGTCGAACACCCAGCGCAGGTACTCGGCAACGAACTCATATTCGATTGATCTGCCGGGGCAGGTATTCAGGTGGCCGTCTCTGGCCCACTGGTCATACGGCACCCGGTCATTGCGTGACTTCTCGGCAAGTCCTTCCTCGGGCAGCCAGAAAGTCGGCACCACGTCGCCATCTTCACTGACTAGCACCAGGGCTGTCAGGTCGCTGACGCTGGACAGGTCAAGCCCGCCAAATACCGCTTGCCCTTCCAGGCTGTTCGGCTGCGCACCGCACTCCTGCCAGATGCTGCGGCTCACGAAAGGCGACCGGTCCTCAACACGCTGATTCAGGATCAGGTTCCGGTAGGCCGGCTCGCGGCTCGGCAGACGCTTGGCGTCCGATGCCTGGCGCAGCACCTCTTCCTGATTCATGAAGTCGTCGAAGTGCGGGTTCGCCTTGCGGATCGCCTTGACGCTGAACGGATCCATGTCCATCGGCGCGATACACAGCTCGACCTTGTTGCGCGGGTCGGCACCGGTCAGGGCGTCATCAATCAGCAGGCTCAGCAGGTCGGCATCCGTTGGCGCCTGGGTGCTGATGATGATTGACAGTGGATTCTCTTGAGCGGCTGACGCTGTTTCGAGCGCTTCGTACAGCTGCGACCGCGGGCCGACTACCTGACCCAGCTCGTCATGGATGACCAGTGACGGCGACAAGCCAAACTTAGTTGAAGCGTCAGCCGATAGCGCCTTGAAGAAGGTGCCCAGCTCGCCGCACAACAGCTCCTTGGCCGTGTCCCGAATGTTCACGTACTGCGACAGGTCCGGGCTCATGCGAA